AACACGGCGATCGCACTTCCTGTGGTTGATGTCAAACCAGACATAAAAGCGCCTTCACCAATAGTGCCAGCGGTGAAAGAATCTGTAAGCTTTCGGAATGCTTCGCCGATATTTCCTAGCGCATCGCCGAACCAGTTCTGTCCCTTCATGCTTGCCATTAGTTTCGTAACAAATTCACTGGTAAAAGTGTTTGCTAAGTTTGTTCCGGTGTTTCCAATGGCGTCGCTGACTGCTTTAAGTGCGTCTCGCATTCTCGCTTTGATTGCCTCGGGGTCAATTTGAGTGCTACCGCTAGGAGATAATGCAGCAGCGGTGGCACCGATCCCGCCGCCAATCAGCGCCATCGGCACTGAAAGTGTGCCACCCGTGACTAGACTTCCAGCGGCACCCGCACTAAAACCAATACCAAAGCCAGCAATAATTTTGCCAAACTTTTCGAGACCTCCGACTGCGTTAATAATTTCATTTAAAATGTCTACCGTTGCCAACATTACCGACTGCATTGCAGCGATCACACCCTGTGCAAATCCAACTACAACACCGCGAATGTTTTGTATATTTCCGGCAGCTACATCCGCACCGCCCATAGTGGTGAAGAAGTTCACCAGACCCGAGAACGCTTGGAATAAAACATCCCGCACCACCGAGAGAACCATGCCGATGTTTTTGAGTGCAGGAACTAGAGAGTCAAAGTTCGACCTCAGATTTTGCATGAAGCCGATGAGACCGCCCGAAAAACCCTTGAGATCCAACGCTTCCACGATCACTGCGCCAAACTCGGTAAAGAATCCCTCGACTTCGCCAGCGAGGCGGGCGTAAATGCCTTTGAGGGTTCCCGCTTGCGCCTCCGCTTGTTTGATCACATCAGCGTTGTTCTGCATCCCTGCAAGTGCGTTGACCGCATCTGCCGTGCCCACAGCGCCAGTTGCCAACATTCGCATTGCTTCTTCTGCGCTGATCGCTCGACCCTGCACCGCACTTAACCTCTGCGCCAGTGCATCGTAAACCGGCAGGCCCATCGCTGCGAGCGCTGCGAAATCATCCTTGGAAGCTTGACCGGTGCGGGTCATGTTCTGGGCGACTTCCCCTAATTTGTTAAAGACATCGGTGGCACCCGAACCAGCAACCAACGAAGTGCGCCCGAAGCTTTCAATCATCCTCGCAGCGTCTTCGCCCGAGACGCCGAGACCGAGAAATCCGGTGGCAAGTTTCCCCACTACATCTTGAGCGATGCGCCCTTGATTGGCGATCTCGCCCATCACGCCACCAAGACGGTCTGCACTGGCTTCGCCTGCGAGCCCCTTGATGCGGGTCAGGATCTCTTCGGTGTTTGCGAAGGCCATCACCGCACGGTCGTAGATTTTGTAGACGCCATAGGAAGCGAGCGCGCCCCCAATAGCGGTGACCGGGTTCATGATGAGGTTGGTGACGCTTTTAAAAATAGAAGAGGCAGCGGACTTGATTTTGGTTTCGACATGGGTGAGAAAGCTGGCGAGCTTCGACTTGGCTTGCGATTCTTTGGCGCCATCGCCACCACCCACTGGAGCTTGCCCGCCCTGGGTAAGTAGCTTCAGCGCATCCTTGCCTGAGATCGCGCCCGCTGCGATCCGCTTCATGACCTCGGCAGTTGTGACCGCTTTGCCCTCGACCTTGCTGAGTTCCTTCGCCATCGCATCAAACGCTTTCACCCCCATGCTCTCGAGAGCTTGGATGTCTTTCAATAAGACTTTGTCAGACTCGCCGATCTTTCCGAGGATGCCTGCGAAAGCTTTCGACGCTTCGCCTGCATTCTTGGCAAACTTGCCTATCCCTTTTGCGAACTTGTCTAGGGTGCTGGTAATCGTGTCCGCGTCGAGGCCGAGCTTCTTTAGCGAGACCGCAAAGGCAAGAGCATCGTCTGCTCCGAGCTTGGAAGTCTTGGCGAACTTGTGCAAGGCATCGCCCATGACCCCAGCGACATCATCATCGAAGTGCTTCGAGGCCTCGGCAGTTACTGCCTCGAGGCCTGACATATCCTCTTTGACTTTGTCAAGGTTGGTGATGAAGTCGGTAATGGAAAGACCCATCGAAACATTTAATGATCCGATAGTTTTTGCCATCATCGACTCCTAGGTTTTCTTTGAGCCCATCGCTGTCGCCCACGCTTTGAGCCCGGCGAAGTTATCGGCTTTCTTGTTTTCCCCGTACCAGTCCGGGATGAAGTCCTTCACCTCGAGAACCTTTGTCTCAGATCCGCGCCACACATTCGCCGTTGTGCTGCACACCTGCGCTGCATGAATGTCGGCACGGTCTGCATCAAGTGGCTCGATAGTTGAGAAAGCCATCCACTCGGTCAACTCCTGGGCATCCATGCCATCTAGGAGTTCCGAGACTGTTTTCTTTAAGTGCCCAGCCAGACGGAATAGAAACCGCCTCCCCGGACGCTCAATTAGTTTTTTCTTGCGTCTTCAACTGCTCCGCCACTCATGCCGTTATGCTTGGCGCACGCGTCGAAGAGAATACCCACAAGAGGCGCAGGCATCTCGCCTACAGCATCAACCTCGGCATCGGTAAAGATTCGCTTGCCCGCTTCATCTGCGATGGATCTCACCACCAGCTTGGCTCGGATGTTGGACAGGTTGCCCGACTTCGAGCCCGCTGAGATTTCGCTTTCAAGTTGATCACGCTCGCGGGAGCTAATCACTCGGAGGAATACTTTGCCACCAAGCTCGGGGATCTCAATCTCCCCAAGCTTGTACGCGCTGCCCGCGCTCAATAGTTTTGCCTTATCTAAAATGTGAAACTCCTTAATCAAAAGCGTAGGTGATTTTGCCTACTGGTTTAACGCCTACAGTGGCTTTGACCGTGTTGTCGCCCGTTGCCACGCCATCGACTTGAAACTTCGTAACGATACCATCAAAGGTGATGGTCGAAGTATCGGCAAGGGTGATCACGCATTCTTTTGCTGCGCCGTAATCTTCGATGTAACCGTTGATCGTGCCGAGTGCTGCGGAGCCAACGCCCACGATTGCGGTTGCTGACATCTCGCCACCATCGATCATCCCGCCAGCGTATTCTTTCGCATGGTCTGGGCTCAAGAGGTTAGTTATGTCAACGGTTCCACGGGTCGCACTGGGTGGTGTGATGTCGGTCACACCGGTGAGGGTGGTGCCGCCGATCGTGATTGCCGTGCCTTGGGTTAAGACTGCTGCCATGCTAAGACTCCCTATAGATGATGGAAAAATCCAAAGACGAGTGATAAAACACGGTGTCCGAGCCCTCAAAGAACTCGGGTTGATCCTGTTCGTCACTCACGCTAACACCGAGAATCGTGACACCTGCCGAGGTGCCTCGAAAGTTGTCCATCACCAGACGCATCTGGTTGAGGATGGTTTCGACTTCCGATTGAGTTGTTGCGATCACATCGCATTGCATTCGCACTTCAGGCACCTTGGTGTTGCCTGCGTCAAGCGTTGCCGACCTTATGGTGCTGATGCGGTGGTAAACGATGTAGGGAAGCGTGGGCTTTTGTGGTGCTCGACCGGGATAAATGCGAGTTGCCACAAGACCAGAAAGGGTAGCATCGTCAATTAGTCGGGCTCGAAGGGCTTTGCTGGCACTCATGATGAGCCCTCATTGATGGTGTCGTTGAGCACCTTTGCCATCACATCAATCGCCTTAGTCTTGTTGCTATCCCATGCCCTGCGAAGAAAAGGAAACGGTGCTGAGCCTGGGTGAATCGATCCTTGCGCTTTTTTGACTGCGCCTTTTCTCTTGAGCAAGATGTCATTTGTCAGGTCGTTCTTGCCCGTGGGATGCGCTGCGGTGCCGTACTCAACTAAGTGAGCGTACTTGGTCGGGATGCGATCAACGCCTCCAATGTTTTGCCCTGCTCTGCGCTTTGCTCCGATGACCGAGAATGCGAACTGGTTGCCCTTGCGAAGCACTACTTTTTCTTTAGATCCAATCGCGTCGTAAAGGATCGAATACTTCCTGCGCACGCTGCTCTTCGCATCGGTCACGATAAGTGCACCCGCTTCGCGAAGAGCTTTCTTAAGCCCTGCCCGCTTTACCTTAGTATCAATGTGCTCCATGAGATTAAGCAAATTCTTAAGAGCGGAAGCGTCGATGTTGATTATTGCCCTGGGCATTAGTCACCCCTCTCGATCGCATCGATCTCTAATTCAAAAGACGACTCATCAAGATTGCGAACGCTCACGATTTCTAGGACACGGGCACTTAGTGCGATGCGATCGCCGTGAAGAATGCCAGCCTTAAATCTGATGCGCACACGGTGCGAGATCGAGGCCTGCCTCGCTGCACCCTGCTCTTGCTCTCTGCCTGAGAGCGGGCGAACGCTCGCCCAGGTCGTGTAATAAGTTCCCCAGTTGCGAGTGATCTGCCCGTAGTCATCCACGGTGGTGCTGTCGTCACGCTGAAAGCTTATTCTCTGTGTTAGTTCACCTGCTTTAAGCATTAGTTAACTATCCCTCGGGAGAACATTTTAACGATGTTATCGACCGCGTAGGGCACTTCGTAGCCCTGCACTTCTCCTACTGTCTCGCGCTGGTTGTACCAGTGCGCCACCAACATCTTGATCGCTTGTTTTATGATTGCGGGCACCGCTGCTGCGTTGCCGTAGCCTGCGATGTAGGTCACGATAATAGAGTTGTAATCGTCTAATATGTCGGGGTAATCTTCATCGTAGATGGGCATGAGCCGTGCGGGGTTTGCAGTGATATCGACCTGATACAAGGTGTCATCCCATTCTTGAAGGTTGCCATCGAGGTCGGTGTATTCAAAGGTCGTGACTGACTGCACTGGGCCATCGAGGTAGAGGATGCCAGAGTCAGGCAGCGAGTCGATCGAAAGCGCAAGGGTCTGCGTGATGAGTTTGGTGTTGGCCATTTGCTCGATCTGCATCCTAGCAGCGATGATCAGACTGGTGACGAGCGCGTCATCCTCATCGACATCGATGCGAGAGTGGAGCTTCATTTCAGCGAGGGTGACTGGCTCGGTCGCTGGAGGAGTGATGACTTTGAGCATTAGCGTTTCTCTTTGGATTTCTTAGAGGTTGCTTTCTCAGACTTGTTTTCTCGGGTTTCCGAGACCGGAGGAGCGGGCGCTTCGACAGCGCTCGCCCAACCGAGTCGGATGCAATTAGCCGCTTCATCGAGCGGGAGATCGTACACCAGATTAGAATCATAGGTGTACGATAGGCCCGCCACAGAAGTATGAAATTTGACTTTCATGTTTAGCTAGCTGCCATGACAAAGTGCTTAATCGGATCAGTGCCCGCATCAAGGATGCGACCAT